ATGGGCGTTTTAGCATACAGTAACTAAATAAATAATTATTTTTTTAAATATTATAGTTTTTTTTAAAAGAATTTAATTTTTTTTTTTTTTTTTTCTATGTTATATTATAAAAAACTGGATGGGAGGGGGGGTAATGCAATTAGTAGCTTATGGCGCCCAAGATATTTACCTTACTGGAAACCCACAAATTACTTTCTTTAAAGTTGTATATCGCAAACACACTAACTTCTCTATGGAATCCATTAAACAAACTTTCAGTGGGACTGCTCACTTTGGTAATGAAGTTGTTGCCACAATCTCCAGAAATGGTGATTTAGTTGGCAAAATGTATTTGGAGCATGTTGTTAAATTGGTGGCGGCAAGTGCAGCCGCCCACCAGTATATTAATATCTGCCCGAATTATGGATCTAATTTAATTAAGGAATGTGAAATAGAAATTGGTGGTCAGAGTATTGATAAACATTATAGTCACTGGCACTCAGTTTATTCCCAATTAACTGAATTTAATCCATCAGGAGCTCAATCTAATGGTTACGACCTTGTTGATGTCGATTCACACTACGGCGCCTTCACCACATTCGGGGGCCTCGAGGAAGGGTCCGCTGTGAAATCAACCTTATTTAATACTATGTCTGGCAATGGCGGTCCTGTTTCTACGGGTTTAAACGCCGGTCCTGGCGAGGCAGGGATGCGGACTATGGGTTCGTGGACTATCAATGCTCAAGCTGGGGCCATCGCGGACGTCGCAAGTGCAACAATATTTATTCCTTTATATTTTTGGTTTTGCCGTAGTCCCGGTCTAGCGCTGCCTTTAATCGCTCTTCAATATCATGAAGTTAAAGTTAAAATGACATTCGACGATAAAATAAACCTATTTAACAATACAGTTGAGGGCGATAGTAATAACGTCATGAACGCCCCGTTCACAGATGCTAATGATACGGTCGGCGATGCGCAGAGCGTCGTGGTTCCCGGCCTCACCAACCACACGGTATCAGACATTAATGACGGGCTTATAACTCAGGATTTTAATTTATGGTGTGATTATATTTACCTAGACACAGAGGAAAGACGTCGTTTCGCTCAAGTATCGCACGAATATTTAATCGAACAAGTACAATTCCAAAGTTTTGATAATAGGGGCACTTTAGATTTAAATTTTAACCACCCTGTTAAAGAATTAATATGGACCAGAACACCATCTTCTATATTTACCGCCCCCGGTGACGACCTGGGAATCGGCCCCGCCCGCCGTGAGCTCCTCCTCAAAAGGCTCCCCGAAACAATGTCAGGAAATTTCCAGTTAAAACTGAATGGTCATGACCGCTTCCAAGAAAGAGATACTAAATACTTCACAAGAACTCAAGTATGGCAACACCACACTGGATATGGTTCAACAATTAATTCTGATGCCATTGCTGTTTATTCATTTGCCCTTAAACCTGAGGAACACCAACCCTCTGGCACCTGTAATTTCTCAAGAATTGATAGCGCCCAATTAACTGCTACCAATGCGGCAGCTTATAACGTTTACGCCGTCAACTACAACGTCCTCCGTATCATGTCTGGTATGGGTGGTTTAGCTTACAGTAATTAAATAAATAAACTAAAAATTTTAACATATTTTATAAAAAAATAAATAAAAAATAAAAAAAGAATTTAGTTTCCCCAAAATTTTTTTCTATGTTATATTATAAAAACAAAAATGGGAGGAGGATTAATGCAATTAGTAGCTTATGGCGCACAAGATATTTACCTTACTGGTAACCCGCAAATTACTTTCTTCAAAGTCGTCTATCGCAGACACACTAACTTCTCCATGGAATCTATTGTTCAAACATTCTCTGGTACTGCTGGCTTCGGTGGTGAAGTTGTTGCCACAATCTCCAGAAATGGTGATTTAGTTGGCAGAATGTATTTGGAACACGCCGCTAATTTTACAAGCGTGGATCCAGACAATGACGACCAGATTGGATTAGTTGAAAGATATGGTGATTCATTAATCAAAGAATGTGAAATTGAAATTGGTGGTCAAAAAATTGATAAACATACTTCCATGTGGAATCGTGTTTATTCTGATTTAACTGAATTTAATCCAAGTGGTCATTTCGGGGGGAATTTGGATCCTACAGCTGTACTCGTCGGATCGAATTCGGATGGAACTTTATATCAAAAAATGAGCGGGAATGGGTACGGATTTAATACTTCTACATATCACAATACTGATAGTGGTTTTGGGGCCGCTAATGGGGTTTTTAATGGATTCGATTATACTAAAGGTGTGTCATCGTCAGCGTCAGCTAAAATTGATATTGGGAGAATATTTTTACCATTAAATTTCTGGTTTTGCCGCAATCCTGGTCTCGCATTACCGTTAATTGCCCTTCAATACCATGAAGTCAAGGTTAAAATGACTTTTGAAACAATTGCTAATTTGGGGAGGTATGATGGATCCGCCAATAATGAATTTACCGCTAACGCTATCCCCATGCCCATAGGTACTAGTACAGGTAAGGTCAAATTGGATGGAAAAGAATTTAATTTATATTGTGATTATATCTATCTAGATACTGATGAAAGACGTAGATTCGCCCAGGTATCTCACGAATATTTAATTGAACAATTACAGTATTCGGAAAGTATTATTAATTCAGCATCACCATCAATTGATCTTAATTTCAATCACCCAGTTAAGGAATTAGTCTGGACTATGAGAAATGAAACTGTTGGTACCGATAAAGGGAGATGCCAACCGCTGGGCGCAGCTGGAACTGCTCAGGGAGATACAACTGCTAGTCCTGTTTCTCTGGATACTATGGAAGGTACTTGGCAATTGAAACTGAATGGACATGATCGTTTTAAAGAAAGAGATAATAAATATTTCACTAGAACTCAAGTATGGCAACATCACACTGGATATGGTGCTGTACCAACATTTGGCGTAACTAACTCTGATTTAGATACAGATGCGGCTGCCCCTATGGGTTCAGACGCTATTGCTGTTTATTCCTTTGCTCTTAAACCTGAAGAACATCAACCTTCGGGTACTTGTAATTTCTCAAGAATTGATAACGCACAATTGGTTGGATCGGGTCTGAAAGTTGCGGTCCGGGGTACGCCCACACTCATTGCAAAGGACACTTCAGGACCCACCAACACAGTTAAACTAACAATCTTCGCCGTCAACTACAATGTCCTCCGTATCATGAGTGGTATGGGTGGTTTAGCTTATTCTAACTAAGTAATTTATATTTAATATATTTTTATTCATTTAACAATTCTTTTAAAAGAATTTAAATTAATTAAATTAATTTCTTTAAAATTTTTTTCTATGTTATATTATAAAAACAAAAAATGGGAGGAGGATTAATGCAATTAGTAGCTTATGGCGCACAAGATATTTACCTTACTGGTAACCCACAAATTACTTTCTTCAAAGTCGTCTACCGCAGACACACTAACTTCTCTATGGAATCTATTGTCCAAACATTCAGTGGTTCTGCTGATTTCGGTTCTGATGTTGTTGCCACAATCTCCAGAAATGGTGATTTAGTTCACAGAATGTATTTGGAGCATGATGTAAGTTTAAAAACCGTAAACAATAACGAAACCTTAGCAATCGGTTGTGATTATGGAAGTCATGTAATGAAAGAATGCGAATTAGAAATTGGCGGTCAAAGAATTGATAAGCATTATGGTCACTGGCATTCTGTTTATTCACAGTTAACAGAATTTAATCCAACTGGCTCTCAGAGTACCTTATTTAATCTTATGAGTGGAAATGGAACTGGAGTGGATACAGAAGTTGCAGCAACTCCCGAAGCGAATGGTTTTACCACGACTTCCAATGATGGTGGTAAAGATACTGCTATTGCTAAACTGTTTGTCCCTTTATATTTCTGGTTTTGTCGTAATCCTGGTTTAGCATTACCTTTAATCGCTCTACAATACCACGAAGTAAAAGTTAAAATTACTTTTGAAGGGATAGATAAATTAATTGCAATTGATGACGGCTCCACTTTTGCCACAAGTGGTCAAGCTGTGGGTGGGGCTGAGAATGTCACTGATGCAGGAACAGATTTTAAACTATGGTGCGATTATATTTACCTTGATACCGATGAGCGCAGACGCTTTGCTCAAGTTTCACACGAATACCTTATTGAACAAGTTCAGTTTGCATCAGAAGGAACAGGTGGAACTATTGATCTTAATTTTAATCACCCCGTTAAAGAATTAATCTGGTCCGGTCAGCGGAAAGTAGGGTTGTCGCTCGCGACAGCATTATTATTATATGAAAGAGATAAACTCTGTGCTTCTGCTCTTGACGAAACCGCTCTACTCAAATTAAATGGTCATGATCGCTTTAAAGAGAGAGATCTCAGATATTTCACAAGAACTCAAGTATGGCAACACCATACTGGTTATGGTTGTACGCAAACATCGACCGGTAATAATACTGACACAATAGCCGTATACTCTTTCGCCCTTAAACCCGAAGAGCACCAGCCTTCTGGAACCTGTAACTTCTCGCGCATTGACAATGCTCAGTTAGTTCAATCCTTAGCAAAACCTGTAAATGTCTACGCAGTTAACTACAATGTCCTCCGTATCATGTCGGGTATGGGTGGTTTAGCTTACAGTAATTAAATTAAATAAACTAAAAAAATTAAAATATATTTTATAAAAATAAATTAATAAAGATTATTCATAACATTTTGAATCTCTTCATTACTTTTTCTTCTATGTGAAACATTAATAGTTAATTCAGTTAATGTTTTTAAAACTTCTACCTTTTTTTCTTCTGATAAATTTATAGAATCGCCTGATAATGTATATTCATCTAATTTTTTAAAATGGTTATGTTCTCTGAATGTAGGACCACCTTCTCCGATCCATAGTTTTAGAACTTCTACAAATTTTTCAATATCATCTAAGTTCTCATCAACTTCTGTCCCTTCTTTTAATAGATTTTCAACGTGTCTTCTTCTAATTTCATTTCCAGACCATTTGCCCAAAACTTCTACTAAAGTTTTAAGTGAACATAATTGATCAGAAACTACGGGTTCACTACTTTCAACTGGAGTAGTTGTAGGGACTTCAGTAAGAATGTTACGGATATCTGCGGCGACCTGTTCAACTGGACCGGCGGTCTCTTCAGGTGCTTCTTCTTCTACGGGACCGGCGGTCTCTTCAGGTGCTTCTTCTTCTACGGGACCGGCGGTCTCTTCAGGTGCTTCTTCTTCTACAGGTTCTTCTTCTTCTTCAACGGGTGCTCCCGATACCTCTTCTTCGACAGCTGCTTCTTCTCCCGCTTCTACAGATTCAACAGGTTCTTCTGGACCTGCGGTATCAGTACCTTCGGTCTCCGGATCATCTGTAATTTCTACTTGAATATTAGACTCTACAGGTTCCGAAGTAATTTCAGTCAAATCTAGAGTGCTATTATCAGACATTTTATATACTAACAAATATTTTAATTTTTATTTTTTTTTTTATATACCATTTTTTTTTTATAGATTTTTTTAATTAAATTTTTTAATTAAATTATATTTTCAATATTTTTATCAAAATTATTTAATTTTTTTTTTATAGAACATTTTAAAAATTTTTTTGAATTAATTAATTAATTTCTCTAAAATTTTTTTCTATGCTATAGTATAAAAACAAATGGGAGGAGGATTAATGCAATTAGTAGCTTATGGCGCACAAGATATTTACCTTACTGGTAACCCACAAATTACTTTCTTTAAAGTTGTCTATCGCAGACACACTAACTTCTCCATGGAGTCTATCCAACAAACTTTCAGTGGTGCTGGAAATAATGTTGTTGCTACAATCTCCAGAAATGGTGATTTAGTTCACAAAATGTACCTTGTAGGTCCCGAAGATGGCACCGCGCCAAATACTATCTTAAATGTTGAATTAGAAATTGGTGGTCAAAGAATTGATAGACAATCTGGTCAATGGATGGATACATGGAATGAACTTTCTACTTCAGAATCTAAAGCCATTGGTCTTAAAGCTATGACTGGTCAAATTGGTGTACTCGATACCGACGACGGCGGCGCGCGCACAGGTGTAAAGCAAGTCCACATTCCACTTCAATTTTGGTTCTGCCGCCACCCTGGTCTTGCTTTACCACTCATTGCTCTTCAATACCATGAAGTTAAAGTTAAATTTACATTAAGTGGTAACAATAATTCAACTTTATTCTGTGATTACATATACCTTGACACTGATGAAAGACGTAGATTCGCTCAAGTATCTCACGAATACCTTATTGAACAAGTTCAAGAACAAACTGCCGTCGAGGACAAGAATAAACTCAACTTTAATCATCCAGTTAAAGAACTTATCTGGTCTACCGCCACCCAAGCCGCCGATGTAGGGTTAAAATTAAATGGTCATGATCGTTTCAGTACGAGACAAAAGGAACACTTTTATTTACAGCAACCATACGATTACCACACCGCTGTTCCCCGCCAGAACTTACCGAGTGCTGCTCAGCTTACTAACAGCAATGAAAGTGTGAACGCCGCAGAAGCTCCCGGTTCTCTTGCCACTGCGCTCAGTAGTGGAGGGGCGGCGGCCGTTGGGGCTGGTACTCAGAGTTCAATAGTCGCCGCGCCGGCCGACCCCTCCAACTATCAACTTGTGATCACAAACGTGACATCAGATGCTGCAGCAGCGAATCCGGCTGGATCAATAATCTCGGTGGACACGACGACAGGGTTCTCGACTAAGGGTGTACTGAGCACTACCAGCGACTTCTCACCAGAGATCTGGACTGCAGCGACAGCGTCCCGACGAGCGGCGATACAGCTCGCCGCCACGGCTGGCGTTAACTTTAGTACATTTGCAGGTAGAAAGGTCCGCATTTCAGGGGCAAATTTATTGGGTGGAACGAATCCTACGGGGCCTGGAATTTTAGATGCTGTTATTTTGGCTGCCTTCACCGTGACGGCGACTGACGACTCCGTCGCGGCCACCTTCGCAATCGACGACACCTCTGCACTCGTATATTTCGATCGCCCAGTATTTACAGTGGCAACAAATGGTACCTCGTCAACCACAATTACTGCTATCAACTTATTTGAAGCGAGCCTAGAACCAACGATCAATCCGCAAGCCCGCACCTCCCAAGACACCAAGCCTATCGGTGTATACTCATTTGCCCTCAAACCTGAAGAGCACCAACCATCTGGCACCTGCAACTTCTCCAGAATTGATAATGCTGAATTAACTCTTGGTGGGTCACCCGGCGGCGGCGTCATCTACGCTGTCAACTACAATGTCCTCAGAATCATGAGTGGTATGGGTGGTTTAGCATACAGTAACTAAATAATTTAAAGCCAT